ACTCGACCGGGCTGCACGAGTAAAATTTCGCCAAGCGATAACAATTCAGTATTGCATCGCCTGTGCGCCCGGCGGGAAAAAACCCATCAACGCATGGGCACAAGTAGACCAGTCCTCCGCATCCAGTGACCTGATCGTTGAAGGTGGCACACCCGCCAGAGTAGACATGATCTCGCCCATGACCTTGGGGTTCGGCGTGATCTGTCCGGTAGTCCAGTTGATGACGATGGGATAGCCATCGCCCAAGGCCATGATGTCGCCGCCAGTCGGCCGGCGAAACTTTAGTTGCTTGATCTCCTCGCCGTGCGCCTGCACTGGCCAAGTTAAATTGATCACGACTTCTTTCGGCCGCGTCGGTGCCGGAAGTGCCGCCGCTTCCTTGGGCTTGGTCTCAGTCTTTCCCGCTCCGTCCGGCATGTTTAGCTCCTGATTTCGTCGCAGCTCACACCCTCAAATCTGATCCTGAATTGGCCATCGTGGGTGTTTAGCTCTACCGGCCCCTTAGTCCATGCGTTGCGCAACACATAATCGGTGCCATTGACAAGCTCGGCAGTCACCGTCGCATCGGTGATGGCCTCTAAATCTTCCGTCGATATTTCCGGCAGCGTAGAGATATCGCCCTCAATGTACGGCACGCGCGGCAGCTCCTGATAGCCGTGCACATAATCCTGACCGGCGATGCCGGTGCGCTCGACCGGCGAGGGCGACACCGTTAGGTTGCCCTTGAGCGCCAGCATGTTGCCGTTGACTTTCAGGAACGCCGTTCCTGCAATTGGACCTTGCGGCATTGTCGTCTCCTACTTGGGTGTGAAAAGCGTGTTGCGCGTATCAAGTATCACCGCATCGCTGTAGGCCGGCAGCATACGCGTCACCCGTTCGCGCATCTCTTTATCGAGCGTCTCAATCAACAGCACGGGCCGACAGCGCTCGATTGTTTGCACGGCACCGCGCAACACACAAGGCTCGTGCCACTCCACATCTATCTTCATAGCGCCTAATTCTTGCAGCCCGAGACTATCGATCGTGATGCACTTCACCACCAATCCTTCCGCGTGTTTGGCTATTCCTTCCTCCAAACTCGCTCCGGTTGTAAGTGGGACCTTGGGGTTGTAATGCAGCGTAGCGCTTCCCTCCTGATCGGAAGCGGCGGCAGGGATCGTTGTAATCTTCACTTTGTTGCGCGCAGCATTTACGCGCAGTCGCCAGAAGTTTGCCGGCATCGGCTCCAGCGCTATCACCTTGGCGCCACGTAGCGCAGCAATGATCGAGTAAAGCCCCGTATAGGCGCCCACATCGAGCACGGTCATCTCGGGTTTGATCAGCTTCGCCCACAGCGCCAGACTGTCTGGCTCATAAGATCCAGAATGCTCTGGATGCTGCGCGTGAAATACAATGCGGTCGGCCGTATCGATCAGCCTGATTTGCAGCCCATCGATCTCAAGAGTAGCTATGCCCATGCCTTCTGCACCCAAGGGATCGGGCAATTGTGCGGCTTATGCGAGCCGCCGAAGTTCACAACCGCTGCCTCTGGCTCATGCATGGTTAGGTGCCGATAGTTGCAGAAGAAGCCTTTGGGCATGATGTTTTGCAGTAGCGCGGCGTCAGGGTACAGCTCTTGTATTACCTTTTGATCGCCATACTGCGCGTGCTGCGCAATCAGGTGTCGTCGCGCCTTATCGAACTTGCTCCACACGAACACTGCCCGACCGCCGCCGATCACCATGCACGAGGAGTTATATTTGCAAGGATATGGCCCAGACACTGGACTAGCAAGAATTGCAAATTCGTGCGGCACATCCAGAAGTGGCGAGATGTCTCCGACGATTACCGTGTCAAGGTCGAAAAAAATTATTTGTGATCGGTCGCGCCAGGCCCCCTCGAACAGCGCCATCTTGCCCCACCATCCATTTAGGTCCATGGCGGTGATGTCCACGAAATCCACCCATTCGCACCTGTCCGGCTGATCGGTCAGGCAGACCATGCGGTAGTCACGCTTGATCAAATGCCGCTGCACCATGTTACGCAGCTTGGTCACATACTCGAACGGATAGACCGTGCCGGTGCGAACACAAGCTATGATAGGAAGTGGCATTACACCTTCCTGTATCTCCGATACTCTCCAAACCAGGCCAACATGCGATCGACAACCCTACTCCAAGTCTGCGCTCGTGCCAGCTCCGCACTCGCCATGATGTTGATATCATCCAGCACCTGCGTCCACGGCGCACGCACACCCTCATAGAGAACATGCCGCACGGTATCGAGCCGGTCCTGATAGATCATGCCCTTGGGCGCTACCACCAAGGCGCCGCACATTGCCAGCTCAAGACAAGTGAGACCTACGCTTTCCTTATGGGTCACCATATAGACGTGTGTCTTCCGGTACTCATTGCAGATATCAGGAAACGGTACATGCACGCGATCGAACATTTTCAACGGCTCATCCCTGATTGTCACGTCTTCGGCCCCGCCATTGATCAGTCGCCGCACGCGCACCGACTTATATTTATGGCGCCACTCCCCGCCGTGCGCGAACATGGTCGCGTCTTTCGTCACGGCTTCGGTGATATCTGGTTGCCCGCTCTTGTAGTATGGATGATCTAGCAAAATGCGTAGCTCGTCGGATCGCTGCTCTGGATACAGGTAATCATGATCAGCTGCCCATCCGATATAATGATAGCGGTCGCAATATCTAATCCAATCGCGTATGCGCTCGCGATCGTCGCGAAACATAAACGTGCAATCGACGTTGGTCATCCACGGTGCCAGGTAGTCATGCACCACGCCGTCATGCAATTGTGTGACCCCGCCCTTGACTTTAGTTTTCAGGATCGTGGCGCAACCTGCAGGCTGGTGCGTGAACCACCGCAATCCTAACGCCAACGCGTGATCGCAATCGTGACCATTTATCTCCGACAGATGTTTCAACAAGTCTGGATGCTTGGCCTTTACGAAATACATCTCGACGCCGCGCCTGCGCAGCTCACGCGCAATATAGAATGCTTGCACTCCTGTGAAATTCTTAACGCGATAAATGTCTCGGATGTCAGGCCCGACTACCAATAGTTTCATGATATGCCCGCCATTCCTCTGCATACTCGCAATGCTCGTGCCCAACCATGTTAGGTGAGCCGTTTGTAAAGTGCACCAACTTTGCACCAGGGTTAGCAGGACAATCGCCAACAAGATGGTTCCAACACGGATCAAGAGCCCCAATATCGTCATCATGTAGCCATGAGAATTGATGCAGCCATAAACCGCGCGCCGCGTTTACAACCTCTGGCGTAAGCAACTTCACCTTGGGATGATCGCAGTTCCACAACACGACGCTCGACCAATTCTTGCGCGCGTACGGAACTTGTGCCTGCCCCATCATTTTAGTGGTGGCCCTCGGCGTATAATCATGCTGTACGCACATGCACGCCTTGCTTTCATCAAAGGCGTCAAACAATGGCACGACATCAACGCGTGCCATCACATCGCAGTCCACAAACAACGCCAGCCCAGTCTCGGCAACATGCGGCACTAGAAAGCGAGAGATTGCAAACTCTGTGGCCATCGGCGCGTCTGACATCACATCGAACAAACGGCCATCACGCATCTCGGTGGGCCGCCAATACAAACCAGCTGCCCGCAGCGTGTTAAGGGCTAGCATATTTATTTGGATCGGTTCACTCAGCCACTGCCGTATAGATCGGCGCGCGACTGCGAACGCTTCGGTCTCCGCTGGTCTCGGATCAAATCCGATCCAGATCGAACGGTTAGCGAGTGCGGAGTGCAGCAACACCATCCTCCAGCGCCACTTTCTGGAAGCAACTAATGGCCGACTTGGGACACGCATTCATAACGGTGATGCCATGCTCATTCAGATATGGCACATAAACACTGAAGTGCGTTGCCCACATTTCCCAGTTGGCCGCGCTTTGCTCGCGCTTTTTAACGTAGTGCTGATCGTTATGGCGGAAACCCAAATGTGCGTCATAGGCACCGTCATAATCGAAACCAAACAGCACGATCTTTTTTGCGCGCTTGTGTATGCAGATTTGCAAAGCGCCAAACCCCGACGTGCCGCCGCCGTAAATCTCGCTCGGGTCTGCGGATAGCTTCTCGCCCGCAAGCCGTTTTAGGAACGTGACATTCTTGGATGGCGGTGGCCCGGTCCTCGGTAGCCATTCCTCTGGCACGGCCCAATAGATGCGACCTTGCAGCTTGGCGATCCTATCGCGCCATTCCGTATATCGCGGCATGTCGAGACCAAAGCCCGCGTCGGCCCACGGCATGTCAAACATGCTGCCCTTGACCGCGAGGACGTGGGCGCCGCGTAATTGTTCGAAATCAAAACCCTTTAAGCTTGGGCCGCCGGCTACAACCGCCACGGGCTTGTCATCCCAATAAGGCTTATCAATTTTGCCGTACATCATTATTCGCCTCTCAAAAAGAGACGGCACGCACCTCCAACCCACCTAGGCGCGTGCCGCTTAAACAAACCTCCCTTCCTTTTCTTATGTCGGCGTCGGCGCTGGCGCCTCACCGGGCACGCCAGGCAACGTGTTATCTGGCGCGGCCGGATCGGTCGGCGGCGTCGGCGTCGGTTTCTCGGGCACGCCTGGCGTCACTGACACCCATTGGAAGCCCTTGCCTGGCACGTAGGCGATTACCCACATGCCTGCCCCCGGTGATGTACCTGGAGGCGTCGGCTTGCCAGGCCGATAGATCGGATGCGTCGGCAGCTCCCCAGACCCAGGCGGCCGATTGCCAACGTGTGGCGGAAACCCGCTACCAGGCGGCCGATTGCCAACGTGTGGCGGTCTCACACCGGCAATCGGATGCGACGGATGCCCGCCTCCGAAACCAGGCAAACCAGGAATGCCGAAGCCAGGATCTACTGGCGCCTCAACTCCCCAACCCGGGTCAACCGGGCCGCCGCCAGCACCACCAAGCTCTGCAATAACCAAACATAGAGCCAACTTAGGCATGTATCACCTCCATATGAGCGCATGATCGCGCGGAAGACGTTATGCCCTACTACAATGACAGGGCTATGTCGATCAGTCTAGGCGAGGATAGAAGCCGTGAAACTCTCGTTTCCGTTCGCGCTCCTGCTTCCTGTACTTTTCTGCCCCCTCCGGAGTTAGCCTATACCGTAGCGTCCGCTCTGTTGCCTTCGCGATCAAACGCTTGCGATGTTTCCGATAGTAAGGCGGATAGCGTTTGTTTCGACATGGCCGACACTCAGAGGCAAACCCCTGCCAATCTTTTGCTTTGTTCTTGATTGTGACGAAGAACTTCGATGTTGCCGGAAATTCTTCGCCACATGCTTTGCATCGCCGCTTCTTCACGCGACCTCCTACAATGCAATCGTCGTATCGATCCCTCTATTATACTGTAAACGAAATTGTGCCAACACCGCAAAGATGCGGAGCTGGTTGATGAGATCGGGCGGATAGAGGACATTGACCCGGTTCGGGTCGTTGGGGTCACGCTCGACAATCAAGTTCTGCTTGAAAGCTGCGGCATTCTCCACACGACCTAGGAACTCATCAAAGCGATATTGTGCGATCAGCTCGGCTTTGATGATCTTCGGCGTTACGATCGCCTGGCCAGCACCGAAGCGCGTACCATCATCAGCCAGCTTATGACGCGGATATTTGCTGGTGATGGCGTGGCGTTGCGAGCGGAACAGGGCCGCCAGCGTTGCCAACGTCGGCACTAGCTCATATGCATCGTCACCCTGCCCATAGAGATTTTTCTGATAGGTCGTGCTTTCCCGCATGATCGCCGGAATGTTGTTGGCATCGACGGACTGCGTAGCGAGGCCGACGCCCGCAAAAT